CCCCTCTTTTCCACCACAAACTACCATCAAGCATACTATAGCTGATAGGGCCATCATTTCTACTCATCTCATAGATACGCTTAGCGAAGTCTATAGCGAGCATTCCTTTTCCGTACAATTCTCTATATACGATTAATTGACCATTAGGAGCAACAGCAAACCACAAGCAAGCAGCAGGGTCACGAAACCCGTAATCAGCGGCCCTAAATCTACGCCATCCTTGGGGGATTTCGAAGGGTTCGATGACATGGACAGACCTCTTCCACTCAGGAAATGCTGCACCACTGATTGCATCCCAATCACCTTCAAGAAGTCTACGTCTTTCATATTCAGGAAGAGACAGTAGGTTAGCTTCGTAACGACCATCAGCAAACAGATAAGGGTTATCTGAAAGTTTAGCTGGGATAAAACGTCTACGAACGAGAGGCTTATTAGGATAGAGAGAGTGGTTAGGAGGATACCTTAGGATTTCTCCAGTTTCAATATCTGTTCCCCAGAATGGATTACCCCAAGGAGCAGGATCAATAAACATTTTCTTAACCCAGTTATGCCCCACCCCACCGGGGTTTGAGGATGCCCTCTGATACAGAGGAAGCTCTGGGGTAGCAGAACGTAGACGAGAACGAAGCATGTCCCATGCATAAGATGTGGGCCATTGTGTAAGCTCGTCAAAGGCGATATAGTTGAATGCCTGACCTTGGTAACGGTTAACGTCAGCATCTTTTTCAAGATACGACATCCACAATCTGCCACCATTTTTATGTCGCCATTCACTATATGTGTGCTTCCATTCAACTTCAGCGCCATATGCGTTCTTAAATAACTCTTGAGACTTATCTATAAGTTCTCTTAATTCTTCCGTAGTCCTTCGGACTACAAGTCCTCTAAAATCTTTATGATTGAAATTGTATAGACTATCGGCAAGAATAGCGTAGCTTTTGCCGCCTCCAGCGGCTCCCCCGTACAGAACTTCCTGTTCTGTCGCACCTAAAAATGTAGTCTGGGGGCCGGGATTTGGCTTAAAAGCTACGCTATCTTCTTCTTTTATTTGTTCTTCATTATCGAAGAATACCTTACTCGAAATCTTCTCTAGCCCCAAGTCTGTATTTTTCAAGGGCCTCAATCGCGGTCCTTGTCTCTTCGAGCTTTTTGGACCAGTATTCAAGTGATGTTTTCTTGTTGACTCTGCGACGTTCATTTGCAACTCTCTTCTTCAATCCCATGTGGGAGATGTAACGTCCTGTGACCTCTGTAAGCCACTGAGCTACCTCTCGGTAAGAATATTGTCTGAGATACTTCTTTGCTTTTTCGAGAGCAACCAGTTCATCTTCGATTGGTAATAAAAGGTATTTGTTATCTTCAGCTATTTTGTAGCCAAAAGGAATTGTTCTAGCAATACGAGGAATAGCTGACCATTTACCCTTCTGTTGGAAGTTTAGAGCATCAGCTTCTGTAGGCATTATCGGAAATTAGCTCCTGCTGCTTTTGACATTGCTTTTTTTACATTAGATTTCGCAAGCTTTGCTCTCTCCGCTGTTTTAGCTTTTCCAGCCGGCATTGAAGCAATCGAAGCCTTTGGGGCACCTGATGGGGGCTTAGGAGCGTTGATACCTGAGCTAAGATCAGGTTTTGCAGTAGTTTTTGTTCGAGGCATGGGTCGAGTGCTTTTTTGGACACCGACTTCCTCCTTATACTTTGTATTATAAGACTTACCCTTAAAGTCGAAAGCTTTCTTACCAGCTTTGCGGGCAGCTTTAAATGCGCTACCGAATTCTGACATTATTTTACTTCTTCAACAGAAGCTTTATTACCTTCAACAACGATCTTCGCAGTGACGTCTTCAGAAGGACAAACAACAACATTGAGTTCCTTGAGAATAGCGTCTACTAGAACGTCATACTTACCAGCAACTTCTTTTACGTTAGCATAAGCAACACACTGGGCAGGACCAGTTGCATCAATCCAACTCTGAATTGTAGCAGACTGTTCTGCGGTACAAGCTGCAAAACCTACAAGGGCAGCAGCAGGAATTAAAAATTTAAACATTATTTCTTTCCTCCACGAGAGGGTTGTTTAATACGATTAGCGTGACGAGATAGAACTTGAAGATTCTTCATCTTATCGTCACGAGGGTTCATGTTCTTATGATCGACTTCTTTTCCGTCACCCTTATGGACAAGACCCTTCTTCATAAATTCTCTACGAGCTTTGTTACGAGAAGCACGATCTTTTAGTCCCTTAGGGGTTCCGTGCGTTGCCTTATATTCGTCGGCATAATTACGTGGTGCTCTTGCCATGACGTTTAAATTTCCTTGTGGTGTTAGTTTTAGGGTTATAAATATATTCGTCAGGATGACCACCACTGCGTTTAACAGCACGATCTTTAGCTCTTTGTTCAGGGGTCATATTACCCCGCTTAACCCCTTTAGGAGTGGGTTCTGTAGAGCCTTTCTTAAGGTTTCCAGATTTCTGAAGGGCAGCAACAGCTATAGCATGAGCAGCTTCATCACTTTTACCTTTAGCTTTAAGCTGAGACACTAACCTCTCAAGAATCTTCGGCATCTTCTTCGTCTTCTACAAGGGTTGTAGGTACTTTTGAAGGCAGATAGAAGATACCGGGACCAGATACTTCCACTCGTTCAGTCTTTGTTACACCAATACGATCTAAAATATCTTTTGCAGCAACAATCTTCTCTTTAATGCCCAGTTGAATAGGATTATCGACAGCGCCTACCATCGCAATAGCGGCTTTTGGGCCGTTTCTGGACAAAAATGTACGAGTTGCCTCGACAATATCTTCTTTCATACTCTCTATGAGGGTAGAAGTGGAGTAGTCTGGGGAGAAACCAGCTAAAAGCTTAGCCTTAGCGGCATCTCCCCTCGCTTCATCGCCAAAAAGATGCTCTAAAAACAGTTTTTGACGCTCATTTAAAGCTCTTTTTGACATTTTATACCTTTATTGTTTAGGACCGATCTGTCCATGCAACATTATTTACATTACCACCAATACCAGCGTAACGAGCACCATTTGCAACCTTCTCTTGTCTGATTTGAACAAAACCTGTTTTATACAGAGTGTCACTAAGGTTCTCTACTACGTTACCATCTTGACCACCAGAGATATGATTACCATTACCCAAAAATTTACCAGCAATGTTGTTTGTACAATTGGTGTTAGACGTATCGTTACCATTACCACCTATATTTATATAGATAGTTTTATTACCTGATACTCTGGTGCACTTATTAAAATTATATTCAAGCCCATTAATAGCAGAAATAATAGTCCCGTGCTCATGCGATTGTCTACTTTCATTATTATTAACAACGGCATCCCGCTGGTCCCCTCCGCCGGCGCCACTGTTCATATATATGAAATGTAAATGACCTGATGTATCGTTCATATAATTATAACGATACCACAAACCACGATCATCACCTAAGGTCTGAATTGTATCTCCATGAGGAGGTTTATTACCACTACCAAAACCAAGAGGCACAGCCTCTTCTGCTGTGGGAGTTCGGTGTCCATCAATTACATTCCACTCAAACGTACCAGCAGCAGGGCTGGACATTCTAACTACATCAAGGGGATGTGCTGTGAATCTGTTCTGAGCAACTGTTAAGTTATCCCCTTGCCAGTTGATTTGGAAACCAAAACCATTGAATGTTGAATTAGTAATTCTAACTTTGTTGGCGTTTTGACCATGGTGATAACCAAACGTTGTAAACGTTGATTGGTCATATACTAGACTCGTCCAAGATTCGTGATAACCGTCACTGGCACGCCTAGGATGATCCGACGGCAAGATAACTCCAGCAACACTTATGTTAAACCCAGAACCACCGTTTGCTATTGTAACTGAATTGCCTGTCCAATTACTTCTATAAGTATCATACCGCTCTCCATAGAAAGTGACTCTATCAAACCACACTCCACTAACCTGAGTTGCAACACCTCTAGGAGCCGCTAGATTAATATACTGTCCCTCACGTCCACTACCGGGGCACATAGCAATACCTCGGAAAATCGCAGGATTGTTAGGATCAATTGAACGTAGAATTAGGTTAATAGGAGTTGTGTCAACTACATTGTTCCCAGTACCCGTGGTTGTGCGACGATC